CTTTGAATCTTTGTTCTAATTCTTGCTTACATTTATTTCTGTAAGAATCTAAAAGTTCTTTGTTTGTAGCATCTCTTAATAAATCTAAGTTGCTCATAAGTTTGTAATATGTATTATACATGATTAATTGTTTTAAAGTTTCTCTAAATTAATTAAAATTTTATTAACAAACAAATATTTATACTCTCCAACAAATGTTGCTGTACTATGCCATTCTATGATTTCCATGTACCAAATAATAAAAATTCAATTATTCTAAACAAAATATATCCAACTATAAACTCATCCATATATCTTTTTATATTTTTGCATTTCTTTTTCTAACTTTTCAAGTTTTTCTTCTGCATCTCTTGCTCTTATGATTGCTCTGTTTTTATCTGCTCTATATTCACTTATAGATGCATCATAGTGCCTTTGTTCTATAATCATATTGTGTACATAAAATCCTATATCTTGCCATGCAAAATACATTTCATTAAGTGGTTTAGAATCTTCTTTCATTTTCTTCCACTTTATTATATACTCACCTACTAAATTAAAGTTAGCATAATAATCTATTTCTTTTAAATTGTTTATTTTTTTGTTCATTCTTTGTTTTTAAAGGTTAATATAATATTTATTTTATTAAATACTTTTTGTTTATCATATAAATCATTATTGTCATAATATAAAAGCATGTGTGGTACTTTAAATAATTTTATATATGCTTCCTTTTGTATTTGGTGATTTTTTTTTTGTTTTAACTGATAAGATGTTGACATATATTTATATGATATAGGTTTTATTTGTCCACCAAAAACTAATTTACCATTAGTATAAGTTTGAAAATCTGTAAAGTAATTTGCATCTAAATCATTTGTTGTTCTTTCAAAATATAGTTTAGGAAAATTTTCTTGTAGTATTTTTATAATGTTTAATTCTGTAAGAAAACCATTGTAAGTTTGTGCAATCACACGAAGAAATATAAAATCTGACAAATCAACAGCTAATACATCTTGGTGTTTTTCTCTTAAAATTAAATATATTTCATTTAATCTTTTTGTTCTTTTTTCTGTTAAATAATAATTTTCCCAACCTAACTTACAAAAATTTTTTGTTGAATGGTAATAATCATTTATTAACTCCATACACTTTCCAACAGATTTTTGATTGAAGAATCTATTGATAGATCTGTTTTTATTAAGTTTTGAATAAACCTTTTCTGATAAAGGATTTCTATACATTATGCATACTGTTTGTAAACTTTCTGTAAAGAATCCCATACAGTATTTTTAAAACTACATGGAATACATTCAACCCTTTGGTTAAATATTCTGTTGTATATAGATGTGTATTGTTTTGCTTCTTCTGCTGTAAATGTATTCTTTTTACTTTCAACAGCAGATTTTACTAATTCATATTCTGATGCAGTAAAACATTCAGGTTTTTGTCTTGGAAATAATTTATTAAGTTTTTCTTTTCTTCTATCACAACCACAATCTCTACCATCTGCAAAAAATTCTACTGCTGCTTTTATACCTGTAGCTGTTGTTATTTTTTCTACTACATCTCCTAAACCACTAATACCTGCTTCATGGTTTTTTTTCCATTGTTTATATGCTTTAGTTCTTTTATCACCTTTAAATTCTGTCATAATCTTTATTTTTAAAATCTAAATAACTTTCTTCTACCTTTTCCTTTATATCTAATTTAAGTGTTTTTAAACTGTTGAATATACTTACCCAAGAAATTTTAGTTTCCTCTGCAAGTTTTCTAATACTCATATCTGTTTTTGAATACAAGTTCCATAACTTTTTATCATACCAATGCCAATCATCTGTAA